ATGAGCATAGACCAGATGTGTGTATGGTTGAGAAGAAAGCCAGTGGACAGTCTTTGTTACAGGATATGCGTAGGAGTGGTCTCCCTGTAATGGAGTACACACCAGACAGGGATAAGGTATCCAGAGTATACTCAGCTTCTCCAATCATTGAGGCTGGTAGAATGTGGATACCAAGTAAAAAGAAGTGGTCAGATGAATTAGTAGAGGAATTACTTAGGTTCCCCAATGCTGCTCACGATGATCAAGTAGATGCAATGACAATGGCTATCCACTACATGAAAGAGTCTTGGCATCTAACACATCCAGATGATCCAGACCTTGAAGACTCACCACCAACTAAAAAGAAAACTTACTGGTCTTTCTAAAAACGTAGTTTTACTACATTTAAATTTGGATAACAATAAAAAGTATGGTATAATAGAGTGGTAAGTGAATTAGAAAAAGTATTGCTTATATTATCATTGTCTAACAGACATGAGAATTGGACTGTGAAAGATATACAGAGATTGGTTATACCGCCACTAAAATTAAACCAATACAGAATATATATAGATGAAGAAGTTCCGCTGTGTTATGCAAGCTGGGCAATGTTTCCAAAAGAAGCTGACGAAGGTTATAAAAATAAAACCAGAAAGATTCAACCAAAAGACTGGGATAGTGGGAATAACCTTTGGTTGGTAGATGTGATATGTCCTTTTGGAGGTACACGTAGTGCAATTAAAAGATTAGACACTTTAAGAAAAGAACTGGGATTACCAGATAAAGTAAATTTTTATAGAGGCAAACGGTTGGGGAGCAATAGAGTAAATAATGTTACACGAATTTAAAAGACCAATGTGGAATGACGGTTACTCTAAGGAGCAGCCTTGGCTTAACTATTTTAATAGCTACGAACGTATGCACTGTTGCTTTGATGGTGATGGTGGTGATGATAGTGGTGATAGTGGTAGTGATGATGACATCACGAGTGGTGGCACTGGCACTGGAACTGGTAGTGGTAGTGGCACTGGAACTGGCACTGGTACTGGTAGTGGCACTGGTAGTGGTACTGGTGTTGGTACAGGTGGTCCGGATGTTGAGGACGATGTAGTAGATGTCGCACCTGAGGGCTTTTCAATTGGAACGGGTACTGGTAGTGGCACTGGAACTGGTGGCACTGGTGATGTTGGTGCTGCTGATGATGAAGCAGCTAATACATCAGGCGCAGCCTTTGCGGCATCATATAATACGGGTGCAGGTAAAGGCGCTAGTGATGCTGAAGACTCAGGAATGACCGCAGATCAAGCAGCGGCAGTAGCAGCAGCAATGGATGCAGCCGCCGCAGTGACTGGTACCTCTGTTGAAGGTCAACAAGCAGCCGGAGATGTAGTGGCAGCAGACCAACAAGGAATTGATATAAGTCAAGTTGATTCAGGTCTGTCAAAGGCTGATCCGTCTCTAACAGATATAGAAACTTTAGAATCTTTAGGTATAATTGGATATAATGATAAAGTATCTTTAGGTTATTTTGAAAAGGCTGCGGCTGAAGATTATGCACGGAGTAAAGCTGAAGCTGCTGCCCTTCAAGCCTCTTATAGAGCTAAAGGTAAGGATGTTACTATAAGTGTAGATAAAGATGGTCTTTATAGCTATACGGGTAAAGACGCATTTTCAGTCGGATACAGCGAGATGGGTAAGGGTGCTGAACTTCTAGGACAAAATTTTGGCATTGGAAGTGTTGTGGATGGTTTAAACAGAGCATTTGGAACAACTGAAGAAGAAGTAGCTTCGTCTTATGGTCAGGGTGACCCCGGTGCTAACTTTAGTGATTTTCAATCTACTTCATCACAAAATGGAGATGAAGATGGAGAAGATGAAACTTTTGGAGAAGATGAAACTGATGAAGGTGTAGACGATACAGATACAGATACAGATACAGAGACATCTACAACAGAATCTGAAGAAGAAGAAGCAGCACCAGAAACTGCTATGGAAGCATACTTTAGAAAATTAGGAATTGCCAGCCCTGCCCTTACCGTTTCTTCTACTTCTCCCTCTTATTTTCAAGGGTATCCTTCTTACTTACCACCAACAGGACCAGCCGCTAATGCAGCTTATCGCAGAAAATTAGCATTAAGAACTCCTAGATATCAGGAACCTTCAGGAACAAATCCTAGTATTGCTACATATGCAGCAGCATATGGAATACCATATACAGAAGCTGCCAAGAAGTTTGCACCACCAAGTGTCCCCGCAATGGGTGGTGGTGGTCTTCGTAGTTTGATGGAGTATAAATAATGGCTACAGAACGCAATCCCTTTGATAAGATACCTGAAGGTACAGAGACTAATATAATTGCTATGATGCCTGAAGAAAATTCTAATGTCTCTATTGAGATTGATCCTGATGATGGTGGTGTAATTGTAGACTTCTCTTCAGAGGAAGACGCAGTCATGGAACCATCAGAAGAAATCAGTGAGTGGTATGGTGATCTAAGTGAAGACCTTGATGAAGAAGAACTACAAGATATTGCCAGTGATGTAATTGAAAATTTTAATGCAGATAAAGATAGTCGTGCTGAATGGGAGTCTATGTTTGAACGAGGCTTTGACCTACTTGGTCTCAAGCTGGAAGAAGGTTCAGAACCATTCCAAGGTGCATGTACTGCTGTACATCCCCTCCTAATTGAATCGGCTGTCAAGTTCCAATCAAAAGCTTCAGGTGAGTTGTTCCCTGCCAGTGGCCCTGTCAAGGCACAGATACTTGGTGCTGCAACTCCAGAGAAAGAGATGCAAGCCAACAGAGTTCAGAACTTTATGAACTTCCAGCTTACTGAACAGATGCCTGAGTACTTTGATGAATTTGAAAGGATGCTTTTTCATCTACCTTTGATAGGTTCAGCATTCAAGAAAGTTTATTATAATGCTACACTGAAAAGGCCCGTATCAGAATTTATCCCCATAGACCAGTTCTATGTGTCTTACTACGCAAACGATCTCAGAAATGCGGACCGATATACTCATGTAATTCAAAAAAGCCCAGTAGACATGAAGTTGGACATGATGTCTGGTGTCTATAAAGACATTGAACTTCCTGAACCAGCCCAGCTTTCTGCATCAGGGTTTGCCAGCAAGATAGATAATATTCTTGGTCTTTCTCCATCATATGATTCCGATCCACAGTATGTTATCTTAGAACAACATTGTTATCTTGATCTTGAAGAAGAAGGTGTACCTTGCCCTTATATCGTAACTGTTGAAGAACAGTCCAGAGAAGTTTTAAGTATTCGTAGGAACTACAAGCAAGACGATCCAAACAAAGAGAAACGAAGTCACTTCGTTCACTATAGGTTTGTTCCCGGCTTTGGTTTCTACGGGTTGGGCCTTATCCATTTCCTCGGTAACCTCACCATGTCGGCAACTGCTGCAATGCGCTCCCTAATAGATGCAGGACAGTTTGCCAATTTACCGGGCGGATTTAAGGCCAAGGGAGTGCGGATGGTTGGTGACAACGATCCTATCGCCCCCGGCGAGTTCAAGGAGGTCGAAGCAACTGGTATTGATTTATCAAGGGCAATAGTTCCCCTGCCTTATAAAGAGCCTTCCCAAACGCTCTTCCAGATGCTTGGGTTCGTGACTGCTGCTGGTCAGAAGTTTGCGGACAGTACTGAGCAAGTTATCTCTGATGCTGCCTCCTATGGACCCGTGGGTACTACAATGGCATTGCTAGAAGCTTCAAGTAAGTTCTTCTCTGCAATCCATAAAAGATTACATAAATCACAGAAGGATGAATTTAGAATCCTTGCACAAATAGATTATGATTATCTACCTGATAAGTATCCATACCAAGTACCATTTGAAGATCGTGATATCTTCAAGGCTGACTTTGATGGACGTGTAGATATTATTCCTGTCTCTGATCCTAACATTCCATCCAATGCCCATCGTATGATGTTGTCTAACATGGCTTTGCAAATGGCACAGCAATCCCCACCGGGAATGTTTAACATTGAAGAACTGAATAGGACTATTCTTAGTGCTGCTAATATGCCTAACCTAGAGCAGATACTTCCACCAAAGATTGAGCCTCAACCTCTTGATCCTGTATCAGATATCATGGCTGTTACAAAGGGTCTGCCTATTGCAGCCTTCCCGTCTCAGAACCATGATGCCCACATACAAGTTAAGATGATGTATCTTCAAGACCCAGCAAATGGTGCTAATCCTATCATGGCTCGTATCAAACCTGTACTTGAATCTAACATACAAGAACATTCTGTACTGAAGTATCAAGAACAAATGAATGGTGTTACATCACAGATGCTACAGCAAGTTCCGGTAGAACAACAAGGACAGTCTACTGTTATTGAGATGGCTATGGCGGAGGCTGCACAAAAAGTTATGCAAGCCAATCAACAGCCACCACCGCCTACACCAGAACAACAACTGGTTGCTCTTGAACAGGAGAAGGTTAAACTACAGCAACAGAAGCTTCAAGCTGATACAACAATCAATGCTGCTGAACTTGAGCTTAAAACAAAAGAGCTTGATCTTAAAGAGAATGCACAAATACTTGATATGCTTGAGTCTGGTGCTACTGATAACTTTAAACGTGAGAAAGCTGAAGCAGACCGAGAAACAAAGAAAGAATTATCAGCAATGAATAATCTTGCTAAGATAGAAGTTGAAAGAATGAAAGACGAAAAAGATACAGAGAATACTAAAGTTAATACACTATCTCGTGTAGCAATAGAAGAAATGAAAAAGGGAGACAGCTAATGATGACAAAAGGTAAAGGGTATTCGGAGCATGTAAAGAATACTGCAAAAGGTTTTGGTGATGCACCCAAGGCTGAAGTATATGGTGGCCGTGGTTCACGAAGTGTTCTCAATGAATGGGACAAATCTTCTTATGAATTTCCAGCCCCAAAGAAAAGTACTAAGAAGGCTTCACTGTAACCCAGATGGAAATTTGGGATGAAGTTGTGCAAGAATTTAACGAAGAAATTGAAAGATTAAAAGTATCACTAAGTAATGGTGTTG